CATCATCATTGGAATCAACATGTTTCAGGTTTTTATTTTTTAAAAGCTAGTGATAAAACTTCTATGCCTATTTTTTATGATCCTCGACAAGGAGCACGAATGACTAAACTTCATCAAAAGAAACCTAGTACTATTACTCATGCTAGCGAACAAATGCATTATAAAGTTAAACCTGGAACTTTAATTATATTTCCTGGTTATATGTTACATGAATTTTCTGTGGATCATGGTAAAGAACCTTTTAGATTTATTCATTGGAACATAACAGCAATTCCAAAGGAGATGGCACGTGAACCTTTTTCAAAAAAATAAATACTTAGTTATTAAAGAAGCTATCTCAAAAGATTTAGCAACCTTTTTATATAATTATTTTGGTATGAAAAGACAAGTAGCTAAAAGTTGTTTTGATGCTAAATTTATTTCTCCTTATGAAACTATTTTAGGGACATGGACGGACGAACAAATTCCTAATACCTATGCTCACTATAGTGACATTGCTATGGAAACATTAATGTTAAAATGTCAACCCATTATGGAAAAAACAACAGGACTTAAACTTTATCCTGCTTATACTTATGCCCGTATCTATAAAAAAGGTGATGAATTAAAAAGACATAAAGATAGATTTAGTTGTGAAATATCTACTACCATGAATTTAGGAGGAGACAAATGGCCTATTTATTTAGAACCTAATAAAAATATAGGACCTCCTACTATCGAACATCCTTTTAAAGCAACAAAAAATAAAGGTATTAAAGTTGATTTAAAACCAGGCGATATGTTAGTTTATAAAGGAACAGATCTAGAGCATTGGCGAACTCCTTTCAAAGGGAAGGATTGCGCTCAAGTATTTCTTCATTATAATAATCAAAAAACACCTGGGTCCAAAGAAAATATGTTTGACAAAAGACCTCATTTAGGTCTTCCCTCTGGGTTTAATCGATGATATAACCCTATAATGGGGGCAGTACTCCACCATACCTACTGCTCCCTTTATAAGGATTATATTATATGTTATTTGGAACAGGCGCATTTACAGAATTACCATTCTCAACTCCGAACCCTTTAGATGGGAACGTTGGTGTTACTGCAGGTGCTAACGCATTAACTCTTGCCGTAGGTACTGTTACTGTTACAGGTCAGGCAGCCAATATTATTCTTTCTTCTGATCCTTTAACTTTAGTATGTCAAGATGTAGTTCTTACAGCTGACGCTAATATTACAGTCACTGCTAATCCTTTAAATTTAAACTCTGCTGATGTTACAGCTCAAGCTGATGGTGAAATTACTATTAGTGCAATGGGTTTGACTTTAAAAAGTCAAACTGTTACTATCACCGGCGGAGCAAATATTAGTTCAGGAACGAATCAATTAACCGTGACTGCTAATGACGTAGGGGTAATTACTTGGAACCCGATTATTCCAGGAGCAACAAACGTTTGGAAGGAAATAGAACCTTATTAAATTATGGCATACTCATCAGATTTACAATTAGAACTTATTACCACTGGAGAAAAAGCTGGTCTTTGGGGAACAATAACTAATAACAATTTACAAATTTTAGAATTATCAGCTAGTGGTTATTATACCGTTAGTTTAGCAGCAGCTAATGCTGTTTTAAATTTAGATAACGGTTCCGCATTAGGTACTTCTACTGCGACTGGTAAAAATTTAATGATAGAAGTTACAGGAACATTAGCAGGCAATCGTACTATTACAATGCCAACTGGAGCTGCTAGAACTTTTATTGTTAAAGATAGTACTACAAGAGCTGCTAGTAATTTTACAATTACTGTTTCAAATGTTGGAGGAACTACAGGTGTTATTACTATTCCCGTAGGATCCACTTGTGTTTTTTACACAGATGGAACAACAGCTGACTCTATGAAATTAGCAGGTATTTTACAACAAGGTTCAGTCATAGTTACTAATGGTGTTAATAGTCCTTACATATCAGTTAATGGAGATATAGTTATGGGAGATGTAGGTAGTGGTGGAGGTGGAACTATAAGTGTAGATTTACCAGCTAGTCCTGCTGCAGGAGATACTGTTACTATTATGGATACATCAGGTACAGGTGGATTTTTTTCTAACAATTGTACCGTTGGAAGAAATGCAGAACCTATTAATGGAGTAGCAGGTGATGATACTTTAGCTATTAATAACCAATCGGTTACGTATATTTATACCAATGCCACTAAAGGTTGGATTTATAAATCCACGAACCAATAGGAGCAAATAGATGCTCACAGAAATTAAATTCGCACCCGGAATAGACAAACAAGATACAAGTGTAGGTGCCACAGGACGGTGGACCGATTCAGACTTAGCACGATTTAGATATGGACTTCCTGAAAAAATAGGAGGTTGGTCTTCTTTACTTACCGATACAATTGTGGGTGTTGCACGAGCGCAATATTCTTTTGTTGATAAAGATGGAAATAGATATGTAGCTATTGGTACTGACAAATTTTTACTTATTTATTTTGAAGGTCAACTTTTTGATATTACTCCTTTTGTTGATAACAACGTAGGAACTTTAACTACTTTTGCATCTACTATTTCAACAGATAGCACTACAGAAAAAACATGTACTCTTACCACAACAGGTGCTCATCTTTTAAGTGTAGGAGATATGGTTATTTTAGATACAGTTACTTTACCTGGAGGTACAGGATTAAATGCAGCTGACTTTGAAGATAAACTTTTTCAAGTTTTAACTATTCCAACAGACACTACTTTTACTATTAATTCTTTAAACCAAGCTACCGCTGTTATTGCTACGGGAGGAGCTGTTACTGTTAAACCTTATATTGAAGTAGGTCCTGCTGAACAAACTTATGGTTATGGTTTTGGTGTAGGTAATTTTGGTGGAACAACAGCAGCCGATGCTGCTTCAACTTTAAATTCTGCCGCAGCAGCAGCAGACGTCACTCTTACTTTAGCTGACTCTACTTCTTTTACTATTCCCGCTACAGGAACAGCAGGAGCTTTTTTAGGTCGAACTGGACCTGCTTCAAGCACAACCAATGCCACTTTAGCTGCAGCTGATACAACTATTATTTTACAAACCGGAGAAGCCACTTCTTTTTTTGAAACAGGCACCGTTGTTATTTTTCCAACCGATGGATCCAATGCAGAAATTGTTACTTACACAGGAAATACAGGAACTAATTTAACAGGATGTACAAGAGAACAATCTAATACTACGGCGCAGACAAGTAATCCTACAGAAACTGTAGTTACACAAGTTATTACTTCTGCAGAAACATCTGGAGAATTAACGACTTACACAGGTAATACTGATGCAGCTCCAGGAAATTTAACTACTGTTGTTAGAGCTTTAAATGGAACAGTAGCTCAAGCTACTTGGGATTCAGGAACAGCAGTTACACAATCTACGAATTGGAATGGGTGGGGTGCAGCTGTTAATGCATCAACAGTAACATTAGAACCTGGCTTGTGGTCATTTAGTAATTGGGGAGATGTATTAGTTGCAACTATTTCTAATGGTAAAACTTATACATGGGATTCATCTTCAGCAGCAAGATTTACAACAAGAGCATCACGAACAACTTTATCTCCAGGCTCTACTGATATTGATACTTCAGAATATTGGACAGCAACAGGAACTTTAACAGCAGCCAATACATTAGGTGGACAATCTAATGAAGCTGTAGGAAATCCAACACAATCAAGATTAACTTTAGTATCTCCTACAACAAGACACTTAATTCATTTTGGAACTCAAACTAGTATTGGTGATACTAGTACACAAGATGATATGTTTATAAGATTCTCAAACGCTGAACAAATAAATCAATATACTCCTTTAGCTACAAATGCAGCAGGAACACAAAGATTACAAGATGGTACTAAAATTATAGGATCGTTGATTGCAAAAGAAAATATTTTAGTATGGACTAACAACGCACTATACACAATGAAATTTGTTGGTGCTCCTTTTACTTTTGGATTTGAACAAGTGGGAACTAACTGTGGATTGATTGGTCAAAATGCAGCCATCGAAATTGATGGTGTTGCTTATTGGATGTCTAACAATGGTTTTTTTGCTTTTGATGGTACCGTAAACTCACTATCTTGTAGTGTAGAAGATTATGTATTTGATGATGTAGATACAACTAAAGGTCAACAAATTTGTGCAGGTTTAAATAATTTATTTACAGAAGTTATTTGGTGGTATCCATCTTCAGGATCTACTTTTAATAATAGATCTGTTGCTTATAATTATGGAGAAGCTAAACAACCACCACTTGGTACATGGTATACAAATACAAATACAAACTTTAATAGAACAACGTGGATGGATACTTTAATTTATCCTCAACCTTACGCTACTTCTTTTGATAGCACAGCCACAGGAACTTTTCCTAGTGTTATAGGTGAAACAGGATTAGGACAAACTACTTATTACGCACACGAAACGGGGACCGATCAAGTTAATCCTGATGGAAGTACAACAGCTTTAACTTCTTTTATTCAATCATTTAGTTTTTCTTTACAACCTAATCAAAGTGAAGTCTTTTTAGCAATGAGAAGATTCTTACCTAACTTTAAAGTCTTAACTGGTAATAACGAAGTTACGGTTTCCGTGACTGATTATCCAGCAACCAATGATGTACCTTCTACGTATAGTCCTTTTACTGTTAACTCTTCTACTCAAAAAATAGATACAAGAGCTAGAGGAAGATATGCAAATTTAAAATTAGCTAACACCGCTTCAGGGGAGTCGTGGCGATTTGGAACTTTTCAAGTAGACATTCAACCAGATGGTAGAAGATAATGACAAAGATAGTAGTAAGATTACCTGAGCCAAGAAAAGAATATAGTGAAGATAATCAAAGACAAATTAACAGAGCAATTACTTTGATTGTTGAACAATTAAATGCTACTTATTTAACTCAACTTAAAGAAGATCAAGAAAGGTTTACGTGGTTTAGTGGCTAATATTTATAGAAAAGTAAATACTGATTTAATAACAGCAACCGTTAACACGGCTTATACGGTTCCTGATAACTCAAGAGCTTTAGTTAAATCTATTCATGTTTATAATGGTGGAGCAGGGGCTGCAGATGTTACGGTTTCTATTGGAAATTTTGCTGATGGAACTGATTATATTTATGATAATTCGGCTACCTTGGCTGCAGGGGCTAAAGAAGAATTTATTCAAAACATATTAGTCTTGGAAGAAAAAGATACTTTAAAATTTTTATCAGATGTTACAGGTCCTGATGTAACCGTAAGTTTACTAGAGATTAATAGGGTAGATAAATAATGCCTTTTCAATCAGAAAAACAAAGAAAATACTTGTGGAAAAATCATCCTAAAATTGCTAAAAAATGGACAAAGGAATATGGAAGTAAACCTAAAAAAAAGAAGAGGAAAAAATAATGCCATTTATAACTCAAAAACCTAGTATTGAATACGAAACAATAGAAGGAAAAAAAGTAGCTTTTATTAAGCCTGAAGTAGAAATTACAATTAAGCATAAAGAAACAGGTAAAGAATATATGTCGGATGCTGAGATGGAAGCAGACATTAACGATCCTAACAGTGCCACTAAAAGAGAACACATAAAACGTGATGTACATGTTAAAGTAGCTCAGATGCCTTTAGGTGGTAAAAGTAATCTCTAATTGACTAGTGACTAAAAACCTAGTAAATTGTAAGATACTCGCATTAATACAAGTTTTGCACACTTGCTTTTCAATTAATAATAAAAGAAGAAACTATGGGACTATTAAAAAAAGCCAAAAAAGCAGTGGGTAAAGTATTTAACCCGGTTATAAAACCTTTTCAAAAAATTAGTGATAAATTTTTACCTAATGAGTTAAGACCTTTCTTACCTTATGCTACTATGTTTTTACCAGGATCTGGTATTTTAGGTGC